AAAGTTATTAAGGGGTAGTTGTGGGAGTATTTAGTGTTAGACTAACAGCTACAGCTTTAAGATTATTAACTACCTACGGACAGGCAGTAGCTTGTCACAAAGAAGTTACATCAAGTTTTGACCCAGCTACTGGTGAAGCTGAGATAACTTCTACCACAGATTATGATGGTTATGGTTACCCTAGTAACTACCTATCTTCACAAGTGGACGGTACTACAATTCAGCAAGGCGATGTTTTACTTATATTATCAACTACGACAGTGCCAGAAATAAACGATATATGTGAAGTTGGTCAAACATATACAATGATTAGTATACAAAAAATTACAGCCCAGGGTAGTAGTATTGTATATAAAATACAACTGAGGCAGTAATGACTAATTTTGACGCATGGGATCGGAAGTTTAGTGGTCAAGTTGACCTAGTTATAAACGCAGATGACGAAACTATAGATAAAAGTGTGCACGAACTAAAAGATTTAATGGTTAAGAGAACACCTATAGGCCGGCCAGAGTTGTGGAACACACCGGCTCCAAAAGGTTACACACCAGGTCAACTAAGAGCTAGTTGGGAGCTAGAAAAACATGGTTTGGGTAGTTACACCATAACTAATGAGCAGCCTTACGCATTTAGGGTTGAGACTGGTTGGAGTACACAAGCACCTACAGGCATGATGAGGGTTAGCGCCCTAGAGTGGCCTAACATAGTAGAAAGAAACAGGAAAAAATTATGAGTGTGTTTACAGATATAGAAAATGCTTTAAACACGAAGCTTAATGCTGTTTCAGGACTTCCACATATAGTTTGGCCTAACTCAACAGAAATACCAGTACAAAGCGAGTCTTGGGTCCGCCCCACATTAATACCTGCTAGCAGTCAATTATACACATTAAATAATGGCGACATGCACCAAGGAATTTATCAGGTCGATATTTTCGTCCCACTAAAAATAGGGACAGCTCTTGTAGATAGTTATGCAGACCTTATAAGAGATAGTTTTAGAAGACAGACATTAGTTAAAAATTCAAATAATGTTTTTATTCAACAGGTTAGCATATCCAGGCAACAAAGAATTGAAGCTTGGTGGTCTTGCTATGTAGAAGTGAGCTACCTCTGCGTAGCATAATTAATTTTTAATCGAGGAAATTTAAATGGCAGCACCATCAATTAAAACGCAGGGCACTACAATCTCACTAGATGACTCTAGTGGAACCCCTATAACAATAAACGGGCATCAATCTATGACTGGTATCGGTAGTGGTACTGCCAGTAAAATAGATGTAACTACGTTAGCTAGTTCAGCAAAAGAATATAGAATGGGTTTGCAGGACTGGGGTGATTTTACAATGAATTTTGTTTGGAATTTAGATGACGCAGGTCAAGCACAAATGCTGAGTGCAAGAGATGCACAAAGTGTTAGGACCCTGATTATCACACTCCCAGCCACTGACCCCTCCGTAACTCTTAATGTTTTTACTGCTGAAGTGTTTGTTCTTCAAATGCAGGCCGATATTAATGCTGATGGCGTTGTCCAAGGTACTGCAACTTTTGCAATTACAGGTGAGCCTGCTTGGAGCTAATAAATGCTGTTAAATTTAGACGAGATTAAAAAATCACAAGACGTTAAAATATCTATTGTTCCTATGCCGGAATGGGGTGGGGACATTAAACTAAAAGCTTTAAATTTCTGCGAGCAGATACATTTTGAAGCCGAAAGACAGAAAATTAATAACGATAGTGATTTAATATTACTACTACTAGGTCTATGTATTGTTGATGATAACAATACACGAATATTCGATGACCAGTCTATGGACATACTTAAAGGTAAGAATGCCTCGTGCCTATTACGACTGTTTAAAGCTTGTCTGGAACTAAATTCTCTTGATGAAAACAGTGTCGAAGAAAAAGCAAAAAACTAATTAGGCACCCCTTCTTGTATTTTAGTTTTCAATTGGCTGAAAGACTTGGGAAAACTCAGGCTGAGATAATGTCCATGGGTGCCGAAGAGTTACAGAACTGGGTTGCCTTTTCGTCTCTACAGAATGAAGAGTACAGAAAAACAATTGAAAATAAGATACATCTTGAAAAACAAGATAAAATGACACAAGCTGAGTTGACTGCACAACTTAGGGCTCTATTAGGTGGAATTAGGTAATGGCACAATATAGTGAACTAGTAACAAAAATAAAAGCAGACAATAGTGATTTCAATAAGAAAATTAAAGAGGCAAAAAACGCTGCCTCTAGTTTTGCTAAATCAATGGCATCAGTTGGAGCAATTGCAGCCACTGCTATAGGTGTTGGTGCAGTTGGTGCCTTCATTAAATTATTACACACTATTAATGAGACTACAGATGCGGTCTCTGCTTTAGTGGACCAGGCTTCCAAATTTGACACCACCGTATCTCAATTACAGAAACTTAACTTTGCTGCTGAATTAGTTGGTGTTAGTGCTGGTGATGTTGATGCTGCCGTCACAAAATTAAACAAAGCCTTAGCAGCCTCTCAGGACGATGGGTCAAAGGCTGCTAAAGCATTCCAAGATTTAGGGATATCTGCAAAATCATTTGCCAGCCTATCACTTGAAAAACAAATGTTAACACTCTCTACAGCTTTTAAACAGGTTGGTGATAATACAACCAGAAATAAATTGGCGTTTGAAATATTCGGTAAGAGCGGCTTAGTTGCTTTACAGCTGCTTAAGAGTGGTGTCTCAGATGCGTTTACGGAGTTTGATAAGCTTGGTGGTAGTTTAAGTGATAAACAAGCTGGGGCTATAGATGATTACGGTGATTCTGTAACTAAACTTAAGGCCACATTTGGAGTATTTGCTGCACAACTAACAGCTGCTGTAGCCCCGGCCCTAAAACTGTTTATTGATTTTATCCAGAAAAGTATTATCGATATGGGCGGTTTAGGTGAAGTGGGTAAAGCTGTCGGTACGTTTGTGATAGAGGGAGTTATAGGGGCTGTAAACGCATTCCAACTACTCCTTGATATGCTAAACCAAGTTAAAATTAGTTTTATGCAGGTTAAATTACAAGCATTAGAATTTCGTCAATCACTTAACAATGCAAATTTTGCTGTGTCTGGTGGTGATATAGATTTTAGTCGATTAGATGAGATTGCCAAATTAAGAAAGCAGATAAGTGCCGCAGATTCAGGAAACCCAGACGTAACTTCAGGCCTTGTTAAAGGGCTTGAGAATGCTAAGAACGCTATATCTACTCCCGCAGCACAAAAAATAGAAGTGACAGTTAGAGCAGGACCACAATTTGAAGTGCAAATTGCTCAATCAAATGCCGTAGGAATGGCGATACGCACAGCCCTTGCCACAGCAACTTCCCAAGAAGCACAAGCCACAGGATTCTAATAAATGGCCATTGATTTTATATTATATGATGATGATGATTTATTAAACATCTCAGACACAACACTTACGGTGCCATGTAAAACCGACTTATCTGATGGGTCACATGATTACGTCTATTATTTCGGTAGCACTACGCCAAACGTACAATTACAAGCCACTAGTTCTCCGGGGGTGGATAATATAACCCTAACTCCTACATACATAGAACCTATATGGCAGGCTTCTACAGTCTACACATTAGGTCAGAGTGTTATTCCAACAAGTCCCAATGGATATAGGTATGAGATTACCACAGCAGGCACTTCTAGTACTACTCAGCCTACATGGGGAATTATATTAAATGGAACTACCTCAGATGGAACAGCTGTCTGGACCCTAGTTGCAGAAGATAGCCCTATTACAGAGATACGTTTAGCCACAACATTAGCAGGTTTAAGCACCGCTACTCCCGGAGCTTCTTTATCTCTTGGAAATACAATTCTAAGTGGGGTTTCTGAAGCCTTTGAACTCCATGTTCGTGTAACAAACACAATAACTGTAGTTAGTAATAGCGTAGGAACTCCTGAGCTAGGTTTAAACATTAATGCTGTACAGCAGACAGGTGTATAATGACAAGAAGAATTCATTCAAATAATTTTAGTACAACCCTAGCTGCCGGCATCTCGAATTCAGCTACATCCATAACACTTACAAGTGCCACAGGACTTCCAGCAATAGGTAGTGGAGAGGTTTTTTATCTAACTATAACATCAGGCAGTAAGAGAGAAATTGTTATTGCTACAGATGATGCACTCACCCCTTCGTTTACAGTTACGCGTGGTGCTGAAGGAACTACTGGTCAAACATTCTTATCAGGCTCTACAGTTGAGCTTAGAGTAACAGCTAATTCCATAGATAGAAAACTGGATATGACTGCCACAGATGGTGATGTTATTGACTTTGGTAGTGCCACCAGCTTTGAAGTACCCAACAGTACGACTCCAACAGTTGACGCCACTGGTGAAATGGCGGTAGATACTTCTGTCGCTGATTTTAGTCATGGATTAATTAAATACTACAGTGGAGAAGAGCTTGGGGTTATAGCTATGCCTATAGCTCAATTCACCTCACCAACTAATAACTATGTTGTAACCTATGACAGCACAGCTGATGAGTTTCAACTCAAAGCTGGTGGGGGTGGTGGTTCTGGAGATGTAGTTGGTCCCGCTAGTTCTACTGATAACGCCATAGCTAGATTTGATAGTACAACAGGTAAGCTTATACAAAATAGCTCCGCCACCCTAGATGATGATGGTAATTTAACTACTAATAATATACGCCCGGCGTACACAACTATAGCTACGGCCGCAGGTACAACGGTGTTAACTGTAACCAGTACACAACAACAGTTTTTTACAGGTGCAACAACACAAACCGTAACACTGCCTGTTGCAAGTACATTAGCATTAGGCTACCAATTCAGAGTTGTAAACAATAGTTCTGGTAGTGTCACTGTTCAATCGAGTGGTAGTAATAGTGTGCAAGTTATGGTAGGCGCTACTTCTGCTATTTATACATGTATTCTTACATCAGGAACATCAGCAGCTTCTTGGAGTGTTGCATACTTTGCAGCAGCAGGTGGGGGAGGAACTCCTGGCGGAAGTACAACTCAAATACAATATAATAACGCTGGGGCCTTTGGAGGTGACAGTGGATTTACGACAAACGGATCTGGAACCCTAACCGTTACAGGTCAATTTACTGCTGACAACGTCCGTCTAGATGGTAATGTTGTTAGTGCTACGACAGGTAATTTAAGTTTAACCCCAGGCTCTGGTGGGTATGTAGACTCGACAGGTACAAGTGCTTTCAAAGCGCCTGCAGGAACTGCAGCACAACGTCCGAGTGCTGTTAATGGGATGCTTAGATATAATTCTGATTTGTTTAGAGTAGAGGTAGCTGTCGGCGGTTCTTGGTCTGGAGGTCAACTAATTATTGATGGGGACTTCTCTGGAACAGGTGTTATGAAGCGGACAGGTAGTGGCACCTATGAAACTTCAGCTGTCACTGTAGCACAAGGTGGTTCAGGAAGGACAACAGGAACTACCGCATATGCCCCAATTTGTGTAGGGACTACGGCTACAGGTGCTGAACAAACTGCTAGTACGGGTATGTCTACTGCTGGGTTTGTATTCACCTCTAATGGTTCTGGATCACTACCTTCTTTCGTAGCTGCACCAACAAGCCTACCAAGTACAACCTTATTTGGTACATCACAAACAGCGGTTGTTAATAACGCTTATGTGTCCACAAACGGTTCATTGACAACCGTAACACTACCAGCAACAGCGGCTGTGGCTTCATTGGTTAAAGTGTCTAGTAGTGGGGCAGCAGGTATTAAAATTACAGCAGGAAGTGGGCAAACTATAAAAGGATTGGGTAACACCACCACCACGGCAGGCAGTGTAACTCCTGCTGGACAATATGACTCCATACAGGTTGTCTGTGTTGTTGCCAACACTACATGGGTTGTTGATTACGCCACTTCCACACTACTAACATTTTCATAAAGGAAGTTAGGGTTCACCACAATAAAAGAAGACAATCCTCTACCTACAAAATAAATATGAGAGTTAAATGTTATTAAATACCAACCAAGTTAATGATGGGATATTAAACGGTGATACCGGTTCCTCTGCATTCTCTCTATTGTACATTGAAAAGGATATCACCCTACAAGTCAGTCAGGCTGCACAGACATTATTGTCCATTGCAAAAAATATAACAGCAGACCTCTCAGCACAAACATTATTATTTATCCAAAAAGATATAACTAGTGTAGCCCTTCCTAACACATTCTATGATAGGAATGGTTGGGAGCCTATAATACAATTAGGTTATCAAGCTGTGTTATCTAATGTTCTACATGGTACGATAGAAGTGGTTAAAAATGAAGATGATAACCACACAGCGGAGTTCACCATGCTCCTGCCTCCAGCTGTCTATGACCTCCATAACTATCAGGGTAAGTCTGTTATAATTAATATACGTAAAGGTGATGTTATAACGCGCCTATTTACTGGTCAGGTTGATATTCCTACAGTTGATGTGCTGAATGAAAAGCTTACATTACGATGTGTTGCCGATAGGCGTAAATTACTAGGTGGGCTTGGAGCTACTGAGGGCTACATAGGCTACTATAGCTATGAGGTATTGGGGGCCGCTAACGACGTCTATGAACGTATTAACGCACGTCTTACTACCACCCCCAGTAGTTTAGATTTCGATGGTGCCAATAATGCCACACTAACATCTTGGACACCTAAAGCTTCTGCCGAATATATTTATGGTTCTAGTGCTGTTTATAGAAGAGACCCTCAGCTCACAATAGAAAGCTCCGCTAAAATTGTAAACCAAGTTAATCTAACTATGGAATACGGCTTTCAACGTATGCATCACAGACAAGCTAATTTCCAATGGAACCATCCCTACGCTCCTCTAAGTCCTACAACAGGAGTTGGTGGTATATGCCCCTTCCTTAAAAATCGTCCTTCTATGCCTACTAAAGAACTGATTAGAAGTGCTGTTCAAGGCGCTGGGTGGCCTGTGTACCAATTACCCTCTATA